TCGCTGTTGACGTGGTCATTGATGAAGCACACGAGGATCTTACCGTCAATCTCCTTGTAGCGGCACATCTGGAAGAACTTCTTCTCACTCTGATCCATCTTGATCATTCTTGGACCTCCTAGTCCGTCTTGGAAGCTACTCTCTTTTGCTTCCCTTGGTTACATTCTAAACCGATTATCTTCAGACGTAAACAACTTTTTTGAAGTTTTTTCAGTTGATCCTAGTCTTGTCACGGTTCGACCTATACAACTCAGCCAAGAACGGTTCTTCTTCCTCGAAGATGTAGTACATCTTGGCTGCAAGCTCACGGATCTCCCACTGAGCATATTGACCTAGGCGAAGGTCGAAGAAGTGGAACAGAGACCTGATGTTGACAGTCACAGTGATAGTCGTCTTCATTGCTTCTGGAAGCAAGTAGCGAGCATCTTCTGCCTTAGCACCGTAATGCAGAGCATCACGGTATGCTTTTGCTTCCTCATACATCCTGTCATTGTACAACGCCATCAAGTACATGTTCCTGTCGAAAGCAGGAGGGATCACATACCAGTCGTCACCTTCCAAGTTGTACTTGCAGTAGCGCTGAGACTCCTGCAGGTAGCTAGCCATCCTGTGGCGAACTAGCTGGTGGCTGCATGCCCTGCTTATCCCTTCTACGAGGAACGAGATGCTTGCATGCTCCAACACCCCAGTATGGCCAGACTCGTAGCAATGCTTCAGACGCTTCTCGGACACGTTGCTGAACCCGTAGCACCTTCCTGCTGCAATACTCAGATGCTTGACCATGTCATCTGTCTTCCAGTTCAACGAGACTTTCATCTGCACCACCCATAGCAGAAGACCAGGCACCGGTGTTCACACTTGGAGACACACACCAGCACCTGGTCATCAATCAGTTAGTTAGCCCATCAACCGACTGGCTTAGATGTCCCAGTCGTCATCCTCATCCTCGGACTCGCCGCCCTTGGCATCATCCTTCTCGAGGAGGTCGATGTAGTACTTCGCGGGCTTCTTCGGAGCAGCCTTGATGCCACGCTTCTTGCACTCCTTGAACAGCTCGGGAGCAGCCTTGCCGGCATACTTGCCGTCAGCCTCGTCAGCCTCATCCTTGGTGTCGGGCTCAGCCTCCTTCTTCTGAGCAGGCTTGCGACCACGCTTCTTCGGAGCGGGCTTCTCCTCCTCAGCCTCCTCAGCTGCAGCCTCCTCCTCAGCCGGCTCGTCATCGGAGACGGGACCACGCAAGCCCTTCTCCACCTTGCGAGCAGTCAGGTAGTCAGGAAGCGAGTCGAAGAGCGGGCCGATGACATCAGCCTTGTCGACGAGCTTGGCGCAGTTGACTGCGACCATAGGGAAGCGACGCGCGATGTCCGCGATCGCCTCAGTGTCCGTACCATCAGCGATCTTCTTGAACGCCTGTCCGAGAGTGTAGTTGACTGCCATGTCTACCACTACCTTCCTGGTCTTTCTCTTGACCATCTCAAGGAAGCCCCTTTGCTTCCGTTTAGAACATTTTATCACATCTTCAACGAAAGATGCTCGAGAAGTCGAAATTACTTCCAGTCCTCGTCGTCGGTGTCATCCATCGACAGGTCGACTTCAGGATCATCGTCCTCGCTGAGGTCGTCCCATTGCGTGTTCTCGATCTCCTCAGACTTGCGACGTACATCTGCTAGCATGTCCACTACATGCGAGAAGTTCTCGAGGCTGTCAACGAAGATAGCACCCTTCATGAACACCTTCGTCTTCTTGCCACCCTCATCGACTTCAAGCTGCTGCGCGATGGTGAAGCCACCCGTGTCGCAACGGCTGACTACCATGTTGCGGTTCTTGGTGATCTTTGTAGACCCCATCTGGTCAAATCGTCCGAAACCCATTTCTACTCATCCCAATCGTCTTCATCGCCCCACTCGTCCTCTTCATCATCCTCAGTCTCCAACTCGATCGAAGACGAGAGCTTGATGCGGAACTCGGGGATCTCGGCATTCTTGAACGGAAGCATCGATAGCGTGTCCACTTCAGTGAACTCAGACACACCCTGGAGCTTGATCGTCTGCTCGCCGTCACCATCTACCACGATCTGCTTCAAACGGAAGTAGTGGCCGACAGCCTTCTCCTTCTCACCTGGCACAGTCGCGAAGATGTCGATGTCGTTGTTCAGAAGCTGAAGCATCTGCACGGTGTTGACGAGCTCTCCGTACTTGCATTTGAAAGTGACCATAGTCACGCCGGCTGCACTGATGGAGTAACCTCCGCTGGTGACTACTTGCTCGACCACTACTTTCTCAGTCATAGTGCACTCCTACCCTTCTTCTTGTAGTTCTTCTCCCGTTCCCTCTGGAACTTCTCCCTGCTTTTGCTTGAAGACTTGATGACCTTCGGAGGGTCCCAGTCCTCTGTCTCTCTGATCGCTGCATCCATAGCTGGCTCCAACACCAGCTGCTTGAATGTCTTCGGGTCTGCTAGGTACTTCGCCGCGTCATGCAACTCCAACGGAGACACCAGCAAGAACACCTCGTTAGTCTGCCTGAACTGTATCGCGAAGACTGGAAGCTTGTGTGAAGTCAATGCGTGCACCTGAAGCTCGTGGATGTCTTGAAGCTGCACCCTGATGCTGTTAGCATCTGTCGACTTCAACTGGCACAGCACGTCATCGTTCTCGCCGTCTTCCCTAGCCACCCAGGAAGAACCAGAACCAGGGACTTGCTTCAACCCGAGAAGCTCCATGACTTCTTTCTCGTTCTTGAACCAGTCCCTGCCAGACCTACGCATGCTCATCTTCTGCCTCCATGGTGCACACCGAGAAGAAACTTGACTCGCCGATGGTGTCTGTCACGCCATCCATGAACCCTTGTTGGTAGACGTCGTTCAACGTACCCATGTCAACCATCACAAGCTCGTCCACCCTTGCTCTCACCGTGACGTCTATTGTCTTCACACCGGTGCATTCGAAGTACTTGAAGTTGCTAGATCTCATATTCAACACCGCCCATGCAGTTGACCGCGTCGAGCATCTGCTCCTTGACTCGCTTAGTAGCCGTCTCGACCATCTGCGTGATCACCGAGTCATTGATGGTGTCTTCAGAAGCTCGCACGTTCACGTCTACCACAGTCATGTGCCGTCCAGTCACAGACGGGATGTATGCCATGCAGTTCCAGAAGCGCATAGTCCGAGCTTTGAAGACCATCGTGATGAACTTCTTGTGCCAGTCGTCACCGCACTCGAGCGTGTACTGGAACTCGATGACCTTGTTCCCAGCCGTCTTGATCCCGGTGATGTCTTTCTTGCTGACCATCCTGTACCTCCTAGTACGTCTCAGGGCTCCTTCTCTCTCTTGCCCTGTTTACATTCTAAACTGAAACTCCCGAAAAGTAAACCGACAACTTGAAGTTTTTCTAGACCATCTTTGACAGGCCAGACACGACGGCTTGCATGTCTGAAGAACCCTGGATGAACACCGGGATGATGACCTGGAAGCCGATAGACGCGATGTCGACAAGCGGCTGGTCTGACATGTACACCTGGTAGCATGCAGACACCACTAGCGGGCTGAGCATCTCACTTGACTTGAACACCGTCGAGACTCCCCACAGCTTGTCATCGAACTTAGACCGCTCGAACTTGAACTCCAGCACCAAGTCATCGGTGAACTTCTTCTTGACGCTGAACTCGATGCACCTACGGTCCTCATGCACCATCTTGGTGATGTCTTCCCTCTTCACCGGCATCTCCTGCTCCTTCCGACTTGCACCATTCAGACAACTTCTGGTCCCACAGCTGCTCGTGCTTGCTCAACCCTATGCACCTGGAGACCATCAGCACGTCTGAATACTCCTCGATGACATTGTACAACAGTTCCTGGACTTTGTAAACTTCCCTCTCGTCTGGGAACTTGCTCCTGCAACCAGCATAGTGTGAAGCCATCTTCATAGCTGCATTGCTCAGCTCAGATGCTTGGACTGCAAGCTCCATGAACAGAGAAGCTGGACTGGAGACATCCCTGATAGACCTCAGGACTTTGTCATCAGCTCGCTTCTTCTCGTTCAACGCGACGAGCTCTGACGTGATGGAAGTCTTCATCTGCAGCTTCTTGAACTGTTCTTCTCTGTAGCTTATCGGCATCTAGAACACATCCAAACTAGTAGTCTACTTTACTCTCTGTCTTACTTGTTCTAATCTACTCTTTCTCTTCTCTTCTGTCTGACTAGTAGTCTGACTAGTCTAACTGGTTATCTGTTTAACTGGTTAACTGATTAATCTGTTAGTCTAACTGGTTAACTAGTCTAACTAGTTAGTTAGTCTGATTAGTTAGTCTGTTAGTCTAACTAGTCTAACGTAGATAAGTCGGATACACAGACAATAGACAACAGATAGTTGTCTGTGAATACACTATCAACACATACGGCTATTAGCCGGTCTAAATTGCGCGATATAGTCTATGATCTCAAAGTTTTAACTAGAATATATAGATATAAGTTATCTACCGCGCAGACTTCCTCTGACAGCATACGATACCATCTACCATACATTATGTCGTCTGAGGGACTGAGTCACCATCTGAGGTATGGGTTTGTATGGGTATGGGAATATATGTGTCGAAGAATATTTGGTGACATCTAGGGGTGACAGAAAGGACGAGAAGGGTATTTCTGAATCATTCAATCGCTTCAAGTTTGGAAGACCAGTCGGGACAGCTGAAGGGGAACAGAGATATGCAGGCTGAGTCTACTGCATCATCATTGTACTCGTAGTAGCAGCCGTCGATCTCGAAGTTAGACTTGGTCTTCTTCTTTGACTTGGACTTGAGGAGGAAAGACCCTTCGAACTGCGGGTAGTTGTCTGACAGCCACATGACTGAGGGCCACTTGTTCTCTGGGACACCGTAGTCATTTGCTGCACCCTTAGTAGTCCCGACTACAGCTTTCTTCCAAGCTCTTGTCTCCACAGTCATGATCTCGAGTTGCCCAGACTTGATGTAGTCTTCGAAGTTGTAGACTAGGTTGTCATAGACTGCACCGTTCATCATCCCCATCGAGAGGATGTACGGCATGGAGATGAACTGCTGGGAGAACAGGCGGATCCGCTCCAGCAGGACTACTACATGTTCAGACTTGGACAATGCTGACTTGACAGCTGCATCAGCTTGCTTTGCTACCTTGCTTCTGGCGTCATGCTTAGACATCTTGTGCAAGTCATAGCTACGGACCAGCTTCAGAGTCCCGTCGCATGAGACTGAGATGCCGGTCCGCTTGTATGACTGGTCTATGCCGACGCAAGACAGCTTGTACTTCTTCCCCATCTTGCATCTCCTCTTGAAGTCACATTCCAGGCAGTCTTGGTAGAGAGCTTTGAACCCGAACAACGGGCAGCTCCTAGCCATCTGGGTACATCTCGTCGATGAACGAAGTCAGGTCGTCAGCCATGGAGTCGAGGATGTCTCCTACTTTCTCCTTGGTGTAGCTGAAGTTCTTCGAGTGGTGGCCTGCTGCATCGTCTCGCATCATGTCAGTGTACTGCTCCAACTCCCAAGCTGACTTCTTCAAACTGATCGCGAGCTGCTGGAGCTTGTTGAAGTCCCTGGTCCTCATGAACAGCTTTGTCTTACTTGCATTCGGGTTGTAGCTTCTTGCTGTCTTCTTCTTGACTTCTGTCCCCATGTCATATGTCTTGCCAGACGTCCTGTCTTCGTACATGCTAGCTCACTATCTTGACACGCCCCATGCCGATGTTCCAGCAAGCATCACGCATGGGGCACGACTCGCATCGCTTGCAGTCTGGCTTCTTAGCATCAGACGGACGTCTGACCATCTTGTGGTTCTCCATCAAGTTGTCATAGGCGTCACGGATTGCTTCAGCACGGTCGGCGAACTTCTGGACTTTGTCTGGCTCGTAGTCATACACCTCGACTCGGAAGTCCTGGGTGTTCTTGTCTTCACTGAGCACGAATCCCTTCTTGATGCCAGTCAGATGCATGTACCACTGGCACTGCTTCCAAGCTGACGGGTGCTTCGACTGCTTCTTGAACGCGAAGGTGTTGACTGACTTGATCTCACCGACCATCAAGCCGTCGTAGAACTCTGGGATGCAGCAGATGATGTCAGGAGTGAAGGACATCATGTAATGCTCGTCATACTGGGTGTGGTCAAGCTGGTCGGGCTTGGAGTAGCCTCCACGGATGAACATCCTCTGCCACTTCTCGTGGATCGCGTTGCCCTCCTCGAAGATGCGCATCAAGCCGATGTTGATCTGCTCTCCCTGCAACTGCTTGTAGACCAGGCTGAGTACTTGTGACCTCAGACAGAAAGCTGAGTCACCGACAAGCATGTTCGAAGCATGGAGACCGACGCGCTCCTGAGTCTCTGCACCTCGAGTCATCACCATCTTGACGAACTCGGTCTCGCCCTCGATGTCCTTGTCCAAGTAGAACAGCTTGTTAAAGATCTGGCTGAGCTTCCTGGCTTCAGTCGACTCGATCTGCACGTCCTTCTTCGATGCTTCCCTCTTTATCCGTTCTGACAGAGACATCTACCTCACCACCCCGTACTTCCTACCCAGCCTCAGCAGAAGCTTCAGGTACTCGTAGTCTTCTTCACCGTCCATGAACCACTCGGTGAACTCCTTGCTGCTCATGTGGTAGTTCCTCATTATAAACCGCTCGTCTTCTTCTGGCATCGAGAAGTCGTCTTCCCTCTCCAGCCATTCCTTGTATGCTTTCTTGACTTTCTTGACCAAGTTGTCAGGCAGGTACCAAGACGCGTCTTCCGAGTCGATGTTGTCCTCGAACTGCTGCATGGTCGGGACTGGAGTCCAGTACACTGTCCCGTAACCGGGGATGTTCTTCCTCTTCGCGCCACAGCAAGCTGCACACAGCTGCTCCATCCAGTATGCTGCACGTGCCCTCGGCAAGTTAGACAGGAAGAATGACTCGAGGAAGACCTGGAACTCGGGTATGGCCAGCCTGTGCAGCCCCTTGCACATCTTCTGTGCAGTAGCTACTGGGCCCATGCACCTCCTGAACTTCCTGTCGACCTCCGTGTAGTCCGTCTTCAAGTCGAACACGTCGAACCAGACGTCAAAGTAGTCGTCATCACTTCCCATAACGAACGTGTACGTCTTGCACCTCCGGTCATACTGGTTGGCGATGCACAGCTTGTCACCGACTACTATCTGGTGCTTCACCCCGTCCAGAGTCCACAGCTTCTGCCACTTCAACACCTGCTGGCTTTGAAAAGTGTGTTCTAGACTGAAAGCGGGTGTCTCCAGTACCCCCATAGACTTGGCTCCTATCCATGAACTTGGCTTCCCTGTTGTTCACAGACCTGACTCCTGCATTCTGGATCAGACGGAGGCAGATCGGGCAGGGGAAGGCATCTCTGACTTCTTCTTGCTTCTCACAGTCCCAACAGTACAGGTACAAGTCCGAGCCGATCAGCTCTGACCTTGGAGCAGACAGGAGCGCGTTCATCTCGGCGTGGACTGCCTTGCACTGCTCGTACGAGTCCGGGCTGCTGTTGTGGGACTTGTCTTCCTTGGTGCACACACCAGTAGTCACGCAGTCGACCATGCCCCTGGGGTTGCCGTTGTAGCCTGTTGCTATGATCTCGTCGTTCTTGACTATCACGCAGCCGTAGTGGCGGCGGAGGCATGTAGACCTAGCAGAGACTGCTGCTGCTATCCCTATGTAGTACTGGTGCTTGCTCGGTCTCTCAACGTTCATCTGGACCTCTCAGTCACTCTTCTTGACAACTTGGATCTAGGATGGGTAGATATACCACTAGGTACTTCAAGTGACCTCAGTCATTGTCTGGTTCATTCTCGAATATGCTTGCGGCATCCAACTCAGACAGCTTCTTCAGATACCAGTCAGCTTTGATGTTATCTTCGCTGTACTTGTCCTTCTGGATGGCATCATGTCGGTGCTTCCATGCTGAGCACCTGCAGTAAGCCATGACTGCTTCCACACCGAAGACTTGGACCATCTCGTCGAAGCACCCAGTTGCATGCTGCTTATGATGAGGATACTTGTTGACTTTGCTCGACTCAGAAGCAGGTCCATGCTTCAGGAAGTCTACTTGAGTCTTGGCAAGCATTGACTTCAACTTGGAGTTCTCGGATTCAATGTCCCTGTTCCTCTCGATGAGGGCCATGTTGTCTTGCTCCTGGACTTCTACTTGCTTCTTCAACTGCAGGACTTGGTCGTTCAGCTTCAAGCCGTCTTCCAGGACTTCATCGAACTCCTCGTCTGAGTGGTTGAACTCCTTAGACTTGTCGGGGAACAGCTTCACACCGCAGAGGGGCTTCGTGTTCAGGTCATTCATCTCTACTCCCAGTCATCATCATCATCTTCAAGGTCAGCTTTAGACACCCGCTTGCCGTACTGTTCTGCCCGCTGCTTCATCAGCTCCTGGCGGACAGACTTGACATCATCGAACGAGACGAAGCCGCGGTCGAAGAACAGCGGGATCTCGCACTCGCCCATCGGGTTGCACACCTTGGACTTGGTCACCTTGCACTTGAGGATCAAGCCGACCTTCTCAGACTTAGCAGAGTTGTGCGGGTTCTTGTTGGGGATCTCGATCCATGCACGCCTGGCTACCTGGATGCGTAGGCTGCAGCTGTGCTTCAACTTCCGGCCACCAGGAGTGTCTGTCTTCTCACCGAACATCATCGCGTTCATCTTATCTCGCACCTGGTTGACGAAGATCAGAGTCGTGCCAGTAGTCTCGATGACTTCCTCGATGACGGGCAGGTACTTGTTGAGGAGACGAGCTGTCCCACCGATCCGCTGTTCTTCTATCGAGTCGCGGTCTGCAGACTTGAACACCTTCTCGGCATCTTCTTTCGGCACCAGGGAAGGCACGGAGTCGACACCAATCAGTGGGATGCCCTCTCTGGCGAACCTGAGCACCTTGTTGAGCGCGTCCTCACCCCACTTCGCACGGTAGATCAGGAGTTGCTTCGGCTTGTTCCCGAACACAGCTGCTCGATCTGCGTCAAAAGTTCCTTCCACTGGGATGTCGAGGCATAGAGGGTGTCGGCCCAGCAGTTGATACAGCAGAGTAGTCTTTCCAGAGCTTTCTGGTCCATATATCTCGACAACTCGTCCCTCCGGCATTCCTCCACCGATGATCGCGTCTAAGTCCTCGATTCCAGTTGACCATCTGTTGATGGCTAGGTTAGCGTGTTCAGACCCTAGTGAGTAGATCGTACCCTCACCCTCCTTCTTGTTGATGTCTGAACACAGCTTCATGATCTTCTCCTTCTGAGTCAGAGCCATGTCTACTCCTGTCTAGACAACGAAGGGGACCGCACCCATGTGGATGGATCCCCTATCACCTACTTGATGTACTTGCTGTAGTCCTCTTCTTGCTTCCCCTTGCTGGGCTTGCTGAAGATATAGCCACCGCCCTTGATTGACTGTGTCTTCTTCTCGATCTTGTCCAGCTCGAGCTTGCTTGTCAGCTCTTTAGGATTAGTTGCTTGCATCTGCTACTCCTGACTCTTGTAGACTGTCTCTATCCTGCCGTCCCTGTAGATGTAGTTCAACTCGGTGGTGTCACCACGGAAGACGGTGTACAGCACGAAGTGCCTAGTCGGTTCGATAATGATGTTGTTGCCGTCGTCGTCGACTCCTGTGTACGGCATCTCGACTTCGTCTGCTATGTCACAGAGCTTGTTGACAGACTCGACGTCATACGGGTCAAAGTAGATCTCGACTTCCATCTAGCCTCCTAGCTTCCTTGCGGCTTCCTTCTTCTTTTCCCTTGCCGCTGAGACCATTATATACCATCGGGAGCTTCCCGGTGATGGGGACTTCAAGAAGTTTTGAATCACCCAGATGAGATCTATGACACTGGAAGACTCTAGATGGGTATATACACATCGAGGAACCCAAGGTGACATACAGAGTGACTGGGTGACATCTGCATTACCTTGAATACAACGAGGCATTCCACTTAGTCACGCGCCTCAAGTACCGCTTCTTGTCAAGCTCAGTAGCACCGTTCTCGATCAGCAAGTCTACTACACGGGAGTTGACTGGGCCGGCTTTGCAACGGTCGTAGAAGTCATCGAAGGACTTGAAGACACCATGAGCACGTCTTTCAGCTACGATGGCTTCAGCTGCTTTCTGGCCGACACCCTTGATCGACGTGAAGCCGAGCATGATGGCATGGTCACCATCTACATCTCGCAGGGAAGTCTTCTCCTGAGACCAGTTGATGTGGGGGAGGAGGATGACGGACCCGTCCTTGACTGCAAGAGACTGGAACTTAGACATCTCGGCATCGTCGCGCGCGTACTTCAACTTGCTGAACCAGTACTCGTTTGGGAAGTACAGCTTGTAGTACATCTCCTCGATGCTGATCAACGAGTAGCCAGTAGCATGGCCCTTGTTGAACGTGTACGTAGTCATCTTGCCGAAGAGCTCCTTGGCTTCTTGCTCGTCATACCCGTTCTCGACTGCACCTGTCACGAACTTGTTCCACAGCTCGTCTCGCAACTCGTTGTAGATTCGCTGAGCGGACTCCGACATGTGCCCGCCTTTCATCATCTTCATGACCTTGTCTGCATCAGGCCAGTCCATCGAGGCGATGCCAACACAGATTCTTTGCACCTGCTCCTGGTAGATGATGGTGCCGTAAGACTCAGACGTGTAGTCCCAGTAGATGCTAGACTTAGCAGAGTCGGGATCCACTTTGTTCTGAGCATACAGGTCTGGCTGCTTGAGGCTGAGAGGGCCGGGGCGGTTCATTGCTGATGCTGCTACGACGTCGTCAAAGCAGTCAGTCTGAATGTTGACCAAGATGTTCCTTGCTGCATCACGCTCGAACTGGAAGATGCCGTCAGTCTTGCCCTCACCGAAAGCTTTCATGATCTTCTTGTCATTCGCTATCTCTGTGTAGTCGACAGTCATGCCAGTAGCTTTCCGAAGATCACCGATTGACTCCATTGTCTTCAGACCGAGGATGTCAAACTTGATGACGTTGATTGACTCAATGTCTTCCAAGTCATATGCCGTGAAGACGTCTCCGTTCTTGTCAGTACGAAGAGCGCAGTAGTCAAGGATGTTGCCACCAGTGATTGCTACACCAGCTGCATGAGTACCGATGAAACGTACTTTCTTGTACAACTTACAGAAATGGTAGATGATGTTGTCGTACTGTTTGTTGTAGTACACGCCGTCTGGATCCGAGTTGACTCCTTCAAAGTCGATCTCTGCCGAGTCATCAATGTAAGAATTGACCAGCTTCTTCATCGCCGATAATGTCTTCTTATCAATGACTTCATTACCATCAGAGTCTAAAGTATAGACATTGCAGGCTTTAGCCAAGTCATTCATCAAGTTGTCGACCTTGTAGAGGCCATAAGAACAGATGCGGGCTGCATGCCCCTCGTATTTCTTGCAAAGGTACTCGATGACTTCATGACGTCTAGAAGTCTCGAAGTCAAGATCGACATCTGGGATAGTAGACTTGTCCTTGCGAAGGAACCTACGGAAGTCCAAGTCAAAGAACAGCGAGTCTACTTCAGTGATACCGAGTGCATATGCTACAAGGCAGTTGCATACTGAACCTCGGCCGGGACCTACTGTGATGCCCTGGTCCTTCGCCCAGTTGACATAGTCTGCAACCATCAAGAAGTAGTCGTCGAACCCGTGGTACACGATGATGCCGAGTTCTTCCTTGCATCTCTTGATGTACTCGTCAGTGTACTTGCCACGCTTCTTCAGACCTTCAGTGACTTTGGCTGCAAGAAGATGCTTCGAGTCCATGCCATTGCTAGACATGTCAGGCAAAGTAAGCGGAAGCTCGTCAAGATAGTACTTCTCGCACTTGTCTTCGATCTCGTCGAGGTTCTTGTACATCTCCAAAGCAAGACGCTTTGTCTCCTTGTCTCCGAAGTCATCTCGATGCATCTTGTAGAAACGTTTTCGCATTTCATCTGGAGCAGGCATGTACCGCTCCTCGTATGTCTCTTTGATATGCTCGATGTCATGACCAGCTATCTCATGCATCTTGATGTAAGTCGGCATGTCTTCTTTCCGACCGCGATGCGAGTCAGAAGTCAAGATCATCTTCCAGTTGTTCTTCTTAGCAAGCTTTATCAGCTCGACATTGACCTTCTCCTGGACACCAGGATCACTGATCTTGTACGGCTGGATCTCGACGTAGAAGTCATCACCGAAGATACCGTAGAGCTTAGACAAGAACTTCTCGGCAGCTTTGATGTTGCCCTTGATGATAGCTTGGGAGCTGTAAGAAGCTACGCAAGCCGAAGTACAGATCAGACCTTCGTGGTACTTCCTGAGCAAATCCAAAGTCCAGATCGGATTGTAATACTTCTGCTTATCAGCTTCATACTGAAGACGATTCATGTTGCCATAGCCTTTGAGGTTCTTTGCTATGACAATCAGATGGTAGCCCCTTGTCTTCTCCTTGTAAGCTGGAAGACAGTAACCTTCAACTCCGAGGATGGGCTTCAGTCCAAGTTGCTTGCAAGCATCGTATGTCTGCATCAGACCGTTCGTGTTACCATGGTTTGTCGTGCACAGAGACTGGTAGCCAAGTTCTTTAGCATAAGCTGCAAGCTCAGTAGCTTTGCCGAACCCGTCAAAAGTAGAATATTCGTCATGTCGATGGGCATCAAACATCATGCACCTGCAATCTTGTTGTCATCCAAGTTAGCTGTACCTTTGAGGTAGTCTCGCTCGTAAAGATGCAGAGAACCAGCAACATGAGTATACGTCCCAAGCTCGACATCAAGTTCCATCGCCAGCAAAGTCTGAAGACATGTGAACTGGAACACATCGTACGGGAAGCCCATCCAGAGATCATTAGACCGCATGTATGTCGTCATGTAAAGCTTTCCCTCACGGATGAAAAGCTGAAGACATACTGTGCAGTTGAGATCCTTCGTCGGACTATCAATCAAGTTGCGAGCTTCTTTGATGTGAAGCACGACTTGTCGAGAACTTGGATTATCTCGAAGCTGAGCCAATGCTTGCTCGATCTGATTGAACCCGAACTTATGCATCAAGCAGTAGCCGTAGTTCGAGTTCACGTGCTCACCGTCGTCACTCATTCGATCCCAGGCTTTGGTGAACTTCTGAATCGCACTCAATTTGTTGTTCCCAGACAAGTACCATAGAAGCTCGCCTACTGCATACCTCATCGGCATCTTACGGATCTCGTTCTTCATGATGCAACGAGTGGGATCCTTGATGACAGTCACAGCATTGATTATCTCGTCAACGACATTGCCATCACGAGAGTCTTTAAGCTGTTTGTCTCCGTCAAATGTCAGAAGCGACCACCAATGCTCGAAAGCTTCATCTGCATTCTCTGCTACGAACATCTCGTTATAGTACATCGCAGTTCTCCTTCAAAGTCTCGACGAACTTGTCACTGCTCATGAAGCCAAGATGAGAGACAAGATAACAAAGGACATGATTCGCAAGTTCTCGATCTTCCTCAAGCATCCTAGTCTTCGTCATCAGTTCCTCTGCACTTCTTACTTTCAAGAGATTACTGAAGATGCCTGCATACGTGGAAATTACATCATCACCATATTCTTCTGCAAAGAACGGGATGCAGCCATAGAACACAGCTTCAAGTATCCTAGCTGTCATGAACTCATGTTCATAGTACTCTTGCTTCGCCATCAACAGCGTAGCCATGTGAGTCCTGTAAGCTTCCTTCATCTGAGGGACATGGACTCGACCATGGAAGACCAGACCACTGAAGTCAACATCCCCAAGCAACCACTTACCATAGACGTCTACGTTGCCGATAGGATCCAGGTACTTGTAGACAGTCTCGTCTCGCTCGTACCTATTGCCGACGTAGCATATTGACTTCGTCTTCGAGAACACGCTGTAGATGTCTGCTTCTTCCAGCATCACGTCCCAGTCAAACGGAATTTGAACTCGCAGAGCCTCATCTCCTCGACAAGCCCACTTGTTACCAAGTTCAACAACTTTGAACTTCAGACCTTTAACTTTCAGCTTGTCCAAAGTAGCTTCATCGAGCTTGTAGTCAAGGTCGAAGATGTAGATGAACACCCCATGCTTGATGCAATAGTTGAACAATGCAATCTGGATCACATAGTCTGGCTGGAAACCATATTCACCATGTAGGAATGAAGCTGTGTCGTTCCTTCCTTCAATGCTGAACCTATATTCATGTAAGATGAACTTCGCATCTCGAAGACCACTGACGTCCCAGAACCTTTCAAGCCAGTTGAAGTAATCTGATACAGTCCAATTAGGTTGTTTCTCCACGTAGTTGTGAGTCATCTTCCGATACGCTACAGAACGCATCATTGTTCCCCAAGATGAGAACAAGAAGTCTCGCATCGAATCATACCCAGGCATGTCCCTGTCAGGCATCACCTGGATGACTTCGTATCCTGCTTGCTGCAGAGAATGGATGATTGAAGACGAATAGAACGCGTTGCCATCTGGAGTAGAGACCAAGTCTTTGTCTTCGTCAAACTTGTAGTCTCCCAAGAAACCCCAGTAACTGTAACCCACTTTCTCTGGCATGTTAGCCTCCTAGCAACTGACTCCTTGTAGCTTATGCCACCTGTCATGTAGCCATTGTATATCAAAGACATGCCTAGACGCAATAGAATCTTGAATCTTCTTGCATATCTTTAACCTCTCGGAATCATCTGTGAACTTCTTGACTTTCTTGACGATGTCATCCACATCGTTGACAATAAGCTCATCACATATGACTTTGTAAGTCTCGGGATAGCATTTCTTTATCGAGTCAATTTGGCATTCTTTGTACACAAGAGGTGCACAGCCACGAGCTGCACTCTCGACAAACCTGAACCAGCTGAAAGCTTCTGCATCATATGCTGGTACGACAATGGTAGTCGCGGCATATTGAAGATCATACACGTACTGCCGTTGGTCGACAAACATAGTCCTGCTCTTACCGACTTCGACTTTTGTCCGCAGTAAGATGTCATACTGAAGCTTTTCTTTTCCAAAGCTTTCTTTCATCTCATTGACAAGAGCTATCAGATAATGCCTGTCAGCTGTCACGGCAGAAGCACCGAACGTGAATGCTATGTTCCTGCCAGGAAGCTCGATCGAGTTCTTGTCTTCCTTGAATGAATACCATTCATAGTACGGCATCAACACGCGCTTGCGACTTGCGAACTGGAGGTCTACAAACTCGATATACTCGTTGAAGTCAAACACCCTAGAGTAGTCAGGCTCTTGGGGATCTACAACTTGATGGTAGACATACTTGCATACTTGAGAACATGCATTGATGAACTGTACTCTGGAATAGAATATCCGCATAGAAACAAAATTCATCCTAAGATTGACTTCATGTTGCATCCTATCAACGTCTTTAGCTATAAGATGCTCGTCTCCGAACTTCTTATTTTGCACCATAGTAGAACCTATGATGAACATCGTGGTGATACTGTTTTCGACAAGGAACTTTTTGCAAGCGTCTATGTAGTCTGGCCAGTTACCAGTCTGCTTGACGACTTCATTAGTCTTGAAGTCAATTTGCTTCATTCCTTCTGGTACAATGCTGTCAATCAGCCCACGACTGCTTGTGTTTATGACTACGACGTCTTTGCCGACAAACTCGTATAAAGCTGTAAGGAAAGACTCAAGCACCCTCATCCTACCTGCTGTGATTGAATCCGCAATGTAAGCTGCTATCATCTTTTCTCCTATACATATAGAAGCTTGTGCATCAGCCTCTTTATTTGCTTGGTGATATGCTCGTAGTCTGTCTCGATGACAACACAAGAAGACATCTCCTTGAAAGTCTCGAAAAGCTCGTACTCCTTAGTCAAGTCTCGACCTTCTAGCACACTGCTGTAAGCTACCGTCTTCGGCTTGAAGTAGTAGATGACGACACCAAGGTTTGCAAGCTTCTTGTCGACTTTCTTGAACAACTTCATTGCTTCTTTGACGTCGTAGTTCCTGTTCACGATACCATACACGAAGTCAGAGATGTGTAGCCTGTCAAACACAACATCTGTTGCGGACAAGTTAGCAAGTGTTGCAAGCTTCAGGCATTTGTCAGCTTCATCGTACATGTTCTTGTCTTTGTTTGACACTATATCAGACTCGGGAGCATAGAAGTTCGCAAAACCTGAGCTGTCACTGAGAGCTTCACAGAAAGTAGACTTACCAGTTCGATCAATTCCTTCGACTGCGATGATCATTCTTCTCTCCTTAGATGCAGCTAAGGGGAGCCGAAGCTCCCCATCGCATTGACTATTTGACTTCACCGATTCGACGACTTACTACATCAAGCTTCGCATTGACTGCTGACATCACATCCGTAGCATTGAAGCCACTGAAGATAGCAACGTTCATCAACACGATGATGCAATCTGCAATCTCGTCAAGCTTCGCGTCTGGATCATACTTCTCATTGCGGAAGTTCTTCCAACGCTTGTCGGCATCCAACACCTCACCGATCTCAGACACAAGCTGCTGGACATGATACGAACAAAGCTGCACCGAATCATATGGAAGACTTGCATCACAGTCGACCAGCTCGAAGTAGTCATTTGAAGACATGTAGTCATCATATGTATGCTTGTCTACCAAAGTTTGCTGGTTGCGAAGTTGCTTCTTAAAAGCATTCTCAAAAGAAACGTCAACAGACATCTTTGCCTCCTAGCTACTTAGTCTTCCCAGTCATCGTCGTCGTAGTCGTCGTCTTCGTCGTCTCCCCAGTCATCTTCGGCTTTGTCGGCTTCCTCGAGGAGACCAATGTAATACTGCTTCTGCTTCTTAGGCTGGCATTCGATCTCGCGATCCTTGCACAGCTTCCAAAGCTCCTTTGCACTCATCGACTCGTACTCGTTCTCAGACTCGTCGTCGTCATCCCAAGAATCGTCCTCAGGCTCCTCAACTCGCTTTGAAGCTTTCTTAGACTTCTTAGCAGGCTTCTCGAACTCGTCATCATCTTCAACATCATCATACGGGAACGCCTTCTCGAGGATACTGAGAACCTGCTTGTGCGAATAAGGTTTAGCCTTCTGGTTGCGGAACTTCTGCTTGTCCATCGGGATGACGCTGAAAGTCTTGGAGATCTGACGACCAGTAGATGTGATGACATAGTCACGATCGCAGAGAGTGCCGTAGTTCTCGTACATCGCCATGAGAGCCGGGATCGGAGAACAACGAGAAACAGCCTGCATCAGAAGCTTGACTTCATTAGCATCGTAGTCCCACACAGACCAGATGTAGTTCGAGCGAGTGCGAAGATCATCATCTGCACAGAACTCGCAGTCCTCACCGAAAGTCTCCCGGCAGATGACATTTATTCCCTTCTCGAAAGAATCATGCATCACGACTTCGATGCCGTCCTCCATGTCAGTGAGGAAGCGGATGCGCTTCTTCTCACCCTCTCGGAAGTAGATGATCTTAGACTTGTTGTTACCAGACTTTTTGACATCTTGCTTGATCTTGTCAAGAATGCTCATGCTTGTCCCTCCTAGGACGTTTCGTCTTGACGATACTTTTGCATCGTCCTTGCTAACATTATATCACAAGACTTCTTGTCAAAGTCACCAGGATCTTTGAACTTTTTCAAGTAGCAGAATCTAGTGACTTTGAAATGCTTCTTAAGGTAGTCAGTACCCTTTCGACCACATTCATCATTGTCAAGAGCACTTATGACATGCTCTATCCCAGCTGCTTTGATCTTCCGTATCTGTGTGTCAGAAGCTTTCCAACCGAAGATAGCTACGACATTGTCAATACCACAGTGAAGTAGCTTCAACCTGTCCATGAACCCTTCAACTATGAACAATGGAGACTTGCTGTCATATTCTCCTACAACAGTAGCTGCTCTACGAAAGCCCTTGTTGTAGAGGTACTTACGGTACTTAGCCACTTCTGGGTCGTCTGTACGAGATACCCAACCTCTGAACTTTCCATTGTCCATGATAGGGAAGACAAGTTCGTAAGGTTTCGAGTAAGTGACTTTAGCTCTGACTCGCTGAAGGTCTTCTGCAGTGAATCCTCGACTTCGCATGTAGCCGAGCACTTCTCTTGCTTCGTCTGAGGAAGGATGCTTCCAATCGACTTTAGAAAGTCCATGATAGAAGTCATAAGCAATGTCATAGAGTTCACGGCTTTCCTTCTTCCTCTCAGCCTTTGTCTTGACTTTGAAGTTTATCCTTCCACCAACAGCTGAACCATCTAAGATGTCATTGTAGATCATGAACACCTGGATGTCGTTCAACTTGGGGTCGTCAAGACGTTCAGCTTCTCTGACGAAGTCTAAAGCCTTGCCTCGTCTTTGACAACCGAAACAGAACCAGTCGCCAGAACCAAAGTCGACTTTCAAACTTGGATTGACGTCACCGTGAAACGGGCAGATGATCTTCTCGACTTGAGAATGGACTTCATCGATCAACCCGTAGTAAGAAAGCACGCGAGCTAGCTTCTCGCCATCGTTAAGCTTCTTCTTCCCCATCGTCTTCTACCTCTTTAGAAGTCACACGATAGGACTGAGACTTGACTTTGACTTCGAAGCAACCTGCTACGTCTTCGGCTTCAATGTCTCCGACTTCCTCAAGCTGGTCGAGTACTTTCTGGTCAACTACTTCAGTTGTCTCGAAGAAGGACCAGAAGACTTTAGGATCACCACCTAGATCTTTGAAGTAGTTGACCAGACCTTGCAGATCTACAAGCTCTCGATTCCGCTTCACGACTTTGCTGAAGATGTCTTTGCTGAGCTTTCGCTTCAGCTTGCTGACATCCCATTCGATGGTAGTCGGAATGACTCGAGTAGCTTTGAAAGAAAACGTCTTCTCGTCAGGCTCACCGTAGTTGTACACCTTGCTGAACTCGACCGAAGACACGTCGTCACCGAACAGACCAGAATCAAACGCGCTGTCCATGATGCTGTAGAACTTCTTCTTCGCGTCATTGAACTTCTGGTCAATGTTCTTCTTCTTCTGCTGTAGTTCGTTGTAACGTACTACAGCTTCTTCGACATCACTAGTCGACAACTTTTGCTTCTGCATTCTGCTTCTCCTTCATCAGGTTGTAGATCCACTTCGGCCAATAACCGTTCGTGTTGACCCAAAGCACGTCATTGAAGTCAATGAAGAACTGCTTACCGTACTTCGTCTCAAGCAGAAGCTTCTTGTCAGTTGAAGACTTACGAACTACTTTTGCAGACTTGACTGAGAAGTTTGAAGTCCTGAACGCGATGATGTCACCGACAGAAACTTTGTCGATGTACTCCTCGTTGTTCCTGTTCTCAGGGAAAGTCATCAATGCTTTGATCAAGTTCTCACGACTGAAAGATACTGCATCTTCGATTCCAAGCTCGTATGCTTTTGCTTGAAGCTGGAAGTCAGAAAGCTCTTCAAGTTCTTGCTTCTTCATGTTACCTCCTCTCTGGGTACTAGATGACAGATACATAGTAACACATCTAGAATAGAAAGTAAACTGTCATTTCTAAATAGCTACTATGTATCTGTCTACACATACCACAGTATGGCACATACTGGCTATATGCCGGTATATATTATGTAATGCTAGAATAAACAAGTCTCCTTCTTGTTACCAGAAGAATCGTATATGAATATCTTCTGCTTGTTTGTTGAACCGTTGACAAGATCTCCATTGCTGTCATACAAGAACAGCAAGGCAGGCTTTCCTGCAACGTTGACGACGTTGTTGGTAGACAAGATCAACATACTTGTAAGAACTTTTCTGTAAATTGTCGAAGAATGAGCTATGTTGTAGAACCACCGCACTCCAATGACGAAATCTCCGTCATGAAGCCTGTTCAAGCTTAGAGCTTCTTCGTTCAAAGAGCAATCTGCACTATAGAACGAGTCATGACCATACAAGTTTACCATGTCTTTCAATGTTCCAGCTTCATAGATGACATGCTTCTCACCAGCAAGAGTGTTGCCATATATTGCTTCGTCATTATTGGCAGCCCATTCAGTCTCTATACCACCTGCTTTTGGCCTTAAGAAGCCGAAGTAAGTGTAGAACAAGTCTGGCAATTCAGGGAAGTCAACTGACAGCTTGAAGTTCATGTTAATTGCAGGCTTGATAAAACCTTTCCTGAAGAATGACCCATTTAAGAAACATTCATCAGAAAGCTTACTTCCATCGAAGAACAGTTCATCATTGATGTACACCTTTAGCATCGAGACAAAGTCTTCATAGGCATAGTTCCACTTAGGTGCTCTGAACTCGTAAGTCAATGTAGAAGTCTGGCCTCCCGCAGTCACCGACAATGTCTGAGTCTTACTGAACCCGGGGGTGACAGTCAACATCGGACATTCACCCACTTCATAAGCCCCTATGTACTGGCCTATGAGCATGCTACCACTACCGTATGTGCCGTTCCAGCTGATGTTGGTGTTTGCATTCGGAGCAACAGTAACTCTGAACCTCGGCTGTATCTGCAACTGCATCTGCGTATCGGAGATGGAGTCAAGATCAATAAAAAAGCAAGCTTGAGCTGTAGCACCATTAAACGATATCGTATTTCCGAGTATCATTCTCACACCGTTATACTTAGCCATCTACATCACCTACTCGAAGTACTGGATGTAGATTGATCCAGGAGTGCCAGTTGAAGGCGGATCTGCCGTTCCAAAAGTGATACCCAGATTGCTAAGCATGTCAACGCCAGGAGCTGTGGCACCAGTCCCTCCATGGCTTACTGGCAATGTGCCAGTGACACCAGGTCTAGGTGAACTAGCCAACACGTCAGTCGCGCTCCCAGACTCCAGATTGACTAGGATTGACGGGTTGTCAGTAAGGCCAGTCCCACCATGAGACACGGGAAGCACGTTGCTAGAATTGAACCCGAACGTGCTGCGAATCTTGCTGGCGATCCAGCTCCAGACATTAGAACCAGTACGCTTGTACAATACACCATTTGTGGACGAAGGCGACACGTAAGCGAACGTGAACAAAGAGGTGTCTTCAGGATTGCCGTCTTCTGTATCAATACTGTTCAACAAGTTGTACTGCGCAACTTTAGCTGTCGTCGCACCAGTGCCACCATTAGCTACAGGCAATGCACCGGTGGTGTTGCCAAGGCCGAGGCGGTTTCGCTCAGCTGCTGCAGTAGTGACGCCAGTACCACCTTGAGATACAGGCACGATGTCAGGCATCCCACCTGCATCCTTGATCTTCTTGTCTACTTCTTCTTTGGTGTAGACGTCAGAAGGAGGAAGGTAGTCGACCTTCACCACTTCAGCTTCTATCTCTGCTGGCACGTTCGAGCTTGCAAAGACAGTGTAGCTAGGAGAAGCAAGATCTGGCATGGAGACGCCGGGCAGCTCCACCTCCTGCGGGGTGGCGAGGGGGTAGAGGACGGTCATGGGCGATGTCTTCAGCCATTCAGAGAAAGCATCTGCTGTGGTGATGCCGGTTCTTCCTGCATACAGCTGATACCTGCCGTTGATGATGATATACGACCCATTGTAGTAGTAGTTAATGCCGGATGCCGGGAGCACGGTTGAAAGAAACTCATCATAGCTGAGAGTGTTGTTCAAAACATCGGCTTTCCAACTGTCGACTTTCATCCGATACGGTGCGTCACCCGATGCCGAAAGCTTCCAGCCCTCGTCTCCATCTGCAACGTAGGACCCCACCCTCTTTGTCAGCGTCACCGCCCCAGTGCCGTCGATGCGCAGCTCGTCGCACGTGCCGTCGGGAAGGGAGTTGAGGGTATGGCCGTCGAGATCGATGGGAGTAGTGGTGACTGTAGGCGGTTCGTAGGCGGTGGCGGTGGAGCCGAGTTCGAGCTGGACGTTACGGACATGAAACTCAGTGCCTTGTGAACCAGCATCTCCGATACCAATCATAAGGCTTCCGTTAAGTTCCACGTCCAAGGTGAATGAGAGCGAAATCCTTTGCTTCTCGGTTGTCACCGTAGGAACGACAGCGCCCTTAGATTTCAGCACGACGTTACCTTCCTCAGACTCCATGATGTAGTTATAGCCAACGGTAACTCTCTTGTTCGCGTATGCCTCGAACGAGAGGGTGTACGTTGCGGGCATGAACCTAATCTTGTTCTTCTTGTACCATATTCCAATGGCTCCAGATGAAGCTTCTGCTCTAACCCATCCATCACCCTCATCGTACAGCTGCGTACTGGCCCAACCCGATAAATCGCCGAACTCTTGGCTGATTCCGAACAGATTCTTCCCCGCGCACACCACGCTCAGCTCGTCCACGCCGTTCAGACCGGGCGGGCACCACGGCTCGGCCTCGCTGCCTTCGTTGAGCATGACGCGGTAGGTGCCGGATGGTGTCCTTCCAGCCGTGCCTTGAATCATCAATCTCGCATAAGTCGCGTTTTGCGGGAAGACTGCCGTATTCTTAGAAGCTCCATGTATTCCGATACCCGCAATATCCGATATGTATCCATCGCTGTTATACGCCTGTATTGATATGTCGGCAGTTATAGCGTTATCAATAGACAGCGTGTAAGTTGATCCCGGCTTTAGCGAGTAAATCGTAGACCATATGTAGAAATTGCCCGTTGATGTACCGCTAATCGTCACGCTTCCGTCCGCGTTGCTCGTGACGGTCACGCCGTTACTCGTCCCGCTCGGGTTCACCCACAGGTTCTGCCTCGTGCTGCCAAACACGGTCAGTTCCTTGACCCGTCCTCCGCCAGTCACCTCAGTAGAACCCTGGATGATGTCAGTAGCATCGTGATGCTGGTAGAAAGCAGTCGTGTCAAGTGCTACAGTCTTCTGCGCGTCACCAGTGACGTCAATGCCGAGGCCTGCTGCGATGTCAGCTCCGCCACCGATGACAGACCAGGGGTCCATCGCGGACGAGGTGCCGAAGCGGACATGCCACTCAGCAGTCGGCTTGCTGTTCAGGTCAATGGGGACCACTAACTGCATGACCTGGCCAGAAGTCCCGGAGCTGAACACGTACATGTTGAACGGGCTGTCATCAATCGGGCAGTCACCGATAGTAGTTGCAGTTGCTGCAGTCTTGCAGCAGTACGAGCCGACATTGGTGAAGCTAGACAGACTTGAGTTGTCAGGGATGACCACCATGTCTGCGACATCAAGCTTCAGCGTGCGGTTGATCGCGTTCTGGAGGTTGGTCGCAGTCGTACCGTCAAGCGCGTCCTGAGCAGCATCGATCGCTTCCTGAGTCTTGCTCTCCAACTGCGTGATAGCTGCATCTACATCGCCTTGAGCTTCGGTGATCATGCCGTCGACTTCGTCAAGCTTTGCGTCAGCATTCGTGTTGAACTGGTTGATTGCAGAAGTCCCGTTAGTGTTGAACTGGTTGATTGCCTGCTTGCCGGCAGCGCTCACGCCTTCAGCTGCATCGGCAACATCAGCCTTCTCCTGGTTGATCGCGGTGATGGCAGACTGAGCAGCATCCTCAACTTCAGTCACGTCACCAGCAATGGAGACCTGAGCCTGGGCCTTCAGCTGGTCAACTTCAGTCTTCTGTTCGTCTATGGCAGTCTCAGCTTGCTCAGCCTTCTGCTCGACTTCCGACACGATTGCTTCAAGCCGGTCAGCAAGCTGGCGCCACTCCTCGATGTAGTCACCGGCATCGATGTTGTCACCGATGCCCTCACGGACTACGATCGCGAACGGCTCAGTAGACTCGACATATGTCGGGTTGTCGGAACTTCCCGACTCGAAGCGGAAGTACGCCACGTTGATCACGCCTGCTGCCTGGAAAGCTGCAGACGGGACTTCGACACTGACAGAAGAACCGGTCTTCTCGGCTGCTGTACGGATGCTGTGGCCATTCGGAGTCACGCACTCGAAGAACGCGTTGGTGCCTGTCGGCGTGTATGCAGCACCATTGAACACCAAGTCGGCGTTGATGACAATCGAATCTACATCTCCAGTACGAGCATATGCTATGTTGTTGTCACGCTTCGAGCGGTCCATGTCGAGTGTGAAGTTGTACTCGATAGCCATTATGCTGCACCTCCTATTGATAGGCTAATGAACGTATTTCAGAATCACCCAGACACTGTCTGAGGTCACTTGAGACACTGAGTGGTATATCTACACATCTAAGAACTTTGAGTGTCATCTTCGTCATCTGGTTTCTTGAAACCGAAAGACAACTGCTCTTCATCCCTCTTCAAGCTGCCAAGGAACTTCTTCTTGTAAGCTGCTATCTCGTCATTAAACGAAGCAATGGTAGAAGACACCTCATCAGACAGCTCGTATGTCTGGATACCGGTGACATCATCAGACATGACTTGGACACCATCATTACTGGGAAGACCTAGCATTGACCTTGTCTTCGCGACCCCAGTAAGCTCGCCAGGCAAAGCCATGACCATCGGCTTGCCGTTGACTGTGTCCTCCAACTCCTCGTAAGCTGAAGTCCAAGCATTTGCCGCTGTGACTGGGTCTGGATCAGGCTCGCCATGTTCCCGGATGTACATGATCTCACGGACTGTCTTGTCGTAGTCATCTCCGTTGCCAAGGAGCGCGGTGTAAGAAGCAATTGCTTCAATCGAGATCTGATGATGCGTGCCTGCATCTTCTGGTAAGAAAGCACCATCGGCGTCGACGTTGCTTCCGGTCACCGAGTTGGCGACGCCAAACAAAACTGCACGGCGAGCTGCAACTACTGGTGAGTCTTGTTCCTCAAGTATGTCAAGTATCTTCGAGTCGCCACGTTCTATGACTTCTACTTTCATCTCTGCACCTTCTCAGTCATTTGTTGATCAAGTAGCCGAACGAGTTCAGATAGTAAGGTTTTGAAGTACCGTTCCAGAGCTTGAACGACCCCCATGCATCTCCTGAGCTTCGTTTAGCATTCACGAAGTCTGGCGGTGTGAACACGTACACAGTCCAACCACTTGCTCCAGCATTACCTACCGTACACCATATACCGTGCATGTCCGATGTCGTCATCGTCATGTCAACAGTAGCAAACGCTTTGTAGCGACCTACTCTAGCAGGAGCACTGAGCGTCGCGGTGTAGGTGCCGACCTGGTATGCATTGATGCTGCTACCTTCCCAGTAGTAGATTTGAAGAGGGCCAAGGTTGTCTAGAGTACCTAAGAACCCACCCAAGTACAAGTAGTTGTACAAGGTGCCGCTGCTACTCCTAGCTAAAGCAGAGACACCGACATCTCCATGACCACTACCGTTCGTCGTCCTAGCAATGAGCCGCGACCTCACGACACCTTGCGAAGCATTGTTCCCGACTTTAGCCGCTTCAGACTCGAAGTAAGAATAGTCTTGGTTTCCTCCTGCATTGTACTGGCTGTACGATGCGGCATAGCAAATAGCTTTAGGTATGTCCCCAGACGAACCACCGATGTTCCTGTTTCCAATCCTCATGAATGAACCTGGGTCATTGCCACCGACTCTACCTGACTGCATGGTGAGAGCTGAGATCATTCCTTCTTCTTCTGAATACATCTCAGAAGCAATGTATGGACGTCCGTCACGACCCATACCTTTACCATCGAATTCTATGCCGGCACCATACATATGGTCAGTGCCAGAGACTTCGAACTGATTGAACTCAGGCGACAGCTTGATACCGTATAGCGTGTTACTCTGGTCCATCTCGGAGTCAGCTCGAGTCTGGAAAGTACCGATGATGTCAAGATCTCCCGTGTTAAGATTCCAGTAAGATTGACCTCCCTGGATGATGCCGACTGTCATCATCGACGCGTTGATCGAACCGTCTGCTAGCAACGCAAGACCGTAAGACCCGTTGTAGCCGTCGTTTGAATGACCGAGACCACTTTGGTTCCAACGCCATACTTTCTGAGCACTGTTTATGTCTTTGGAGTCTCCGAGATTGACAAGTTCTACCGGTCTTCCCTCAGCATCGAATATCCACTGGAAGTAGCCTCCGTCGTTACCAGTGATCTTGTTAGTCGCATTCTCGATAGCTTCTTCATACGCGTTAGTCAAGTCACTCGCGATGCCGTTCACATATTGGTAGATGGCGTCATCATCTGTGTCAGCACTCTTAAGCAGAGACTCGAGAGAAGGAGCAACAGCTGACAAAGTCACGACATCCAAGTCTGGACGACCGTACTCCTTCCACTCGACCACTTGCTGGTCAACACGAGTCCTATGCTTACGGTCTATCATTGTCAAGACCATGTAAAGCCAGACATTACGGTTCAGCTGCGAGACATCACACTCGTAAGAACGAGTCGGTACTGCGATCTCTGCTAACCTCGCGATTGCAGCTTCCTTTAGATGTTCGGGATCTGTATACCGCTCGTCAGACCAGCCGACGCAGATGATGTCTTCAGAGAACTCGTTGTTGGTGACATATGGTAACCCACCATTCACAGACTCGATAGTCACCGGGTTCTCACCGTTGTCGTCTCGCTTACCATACGGGTAGAGACGAGTCGCATAGCCCTCAGAGTTACCGACATAGCCTACTGACTTCAAGTTGACTTCATCAGAAAGGAAGTCACCCGAAGGCATGTAAGATTCCGTGTCGATGACATACAGATGTTTCGCGATGTTGTCGAAGTTGAACACACAACCATAAACTTCACTCGCTAGATCAAGCACGTCTAAAGGAGTACCTGCTTTCACAGGCTCGCGACTACCAGTCTGAAAGACTTCTGACTGTCCGAACTGCTCCTGACCACTGTATGACCATCCATCTGGAGTGACGTCTTGCAGCACCTTCTCGAGAGTCCTAGCTGAACCACCACCATAAGTATCAAAGATAGTCTGCTGCCAGTCATAGAGGTCAACATCACAGTTGACAGTCACTATGCCGTCATGCGAATCGACATTCTTGACTACAAAGCGGTTGCTTCTTCCACGAAGCCCGATCGCAAGCACCTTAGATTCTTCTTCAAGAAGATCGTAGTAGCCAGACTCATCTGAGAACGTGAACTGCAGTTCATCATTTCCATTGAATGCATGAGTCACGAACCAAGCATCATCATCAAGCATCATAGGCGTGACTTCATCATCATTGAACTTGTTGATGATAGCAAGCATCATGACTCCTTTCTAGATCTCATATGTAGGATAGAACTCCACAGTCACCTTGACTGCTGAACTGAACTTGACTTGATTGTCACCTGGATAAGCTTTGGGGAAGTTGATCAAATTTGACCTGTTGTAAGCATTGATGCCGTTCTCCTGCACCTTGCCTTCGATCCCGTCAAGCGTGAAAGGCAAGTTAGCTTTCAGCTGGTCTATCTTGACTTCTTCCCACTCACCGTCTATCAAGTACATGAACTTGAAGTTGCTGATAGTAGAAGTAGACAACGCGGTGATCTTTAGTCCAGATTCTTTAGATCCCTCGTTGAAGAACTTTACTGAAGTAGTCGTTGATGAAGTCTTAGTCACGTCAATTTTGTCTCGACGAATTGCTGCAAATGTAAGTACCACATCATCGTACCACTCGATGTCTGTGAACTCGACTTCATAAGACTCTAACACACAGTCGAACTCGAACCCGAAGTCATCGCCATATCGAACAATGCATTGCCTGGCTGCAACAATCAGCTTGTTAACATTCTGCTTCAAGTCTCGTTTGTCCTGTCCACCGACATAGAACCCGATCTCCAACTTGAAGCTACCGAACTTACTGTGCCACAAGTTGAAACCAGAGCCACTGGTCTTCAAAGCATAGTCGGTGCTAAGTTCTCCATCCGATGGTTCAAAGGAGTAGACATCCGCATTGTACTTAGCATAGACATCTACTCCATCGAACTCGCATACAGCACCAAGACGATGGTCACGAGAATAGTGGTCTCCAGCAGATATCAACTGAGTCATTTCTTACTCGCTCCCCTCGCCTGTACTCGAGAGACGACAGGTGCAACCTGACGACCGACTTGCTCGGTGTTCAAGTAGACACCTCCGCCTTCCATGACTACATCAACATTGTTCTGGACTGGCGCGTTCCTGAAAGTTTCAGCTATCTTAGATGCAAGCAAGTCATAGTCTATGACAGACTTGACTGCTACATCTTCATCGAAGTTGAAGCCCTCATTGAACTTCTTTGCCATGTCTCCCATCTCACCTAGCTTGTACACCATCTCGTCCATTGCTCCAAGCCCATTGATGCTCTTGACATTAGCATCAAAGTTGATAGGGATGTCAGTCGTGTTGTCAGCAAACGTGTCGGCTATCTCGCCACCCATCTTGCTGACGTCGCTCTCGACATCACCGAAGCCATCAACCAAGCCTTCCTGCAAGCCAGCCATGATAGCCTCACCAGCAGGAATAAGAAGCTTGCGGTCATATGGCAACGGACCTTTCAGGCTGAAGATCCTGTCAGCAATTCCACCGACCCAGTCCCACAATGCTCCAGCTGCGTTCTTCAGACCATTCAACAGGCCGTTGATGATCGACTTGCCTGCATTCACGAGCAAGTTGCCGACATTGCCAAGCGCCCTCGTGATGTTGCCAGGCATGTTCCGGAAGAAGCCGAGGATGCCGTCAATCGCGTTGGACACCGCATTCTTCGCATTGTTCATGATATTCCGAACTGTGTTCAGAATGTTGTTGAACGTACTCTGAATCGTGTTCCAGATATTGCGTACGACAGAAGACACCGTACTGACGATCGAGTTCCAGATGCTCTGGATCGTGTTCCAAATGGAACTCATCACCGACGAGATCGTTGACAAGATGCTGTTGAAGATCGTGGTGATCGTATTCCAGATCGCGTTGACAACAGAAGTGACTGTACTTACAATCGTGTTCCAGATACTTTGGATGGTGTTCCAGATACTGTTCATCACTGTGGTGATAGTTGTGAGGATAAAGTTCCACACGTTCTGGATTGTCATCCAGATGTTGTTCATCACCGTAGTGATTGTAGTCCATATGGTGTTCCAGATAGTAGTTATCACCATCCATATGGTGTTCAACACCGTCGTGATGACAGTCACTATCGTGTTCCAGACAGTCTGCACTGCCAAGACTATACCGTTCCAGATGCCGACGAAGAAGTTGGCTATACCTGTAAGCACTCCACTGATGTTCGTACCGAGCATGTTCAAGAACACGTCGACTATTCCGATTATCGTGTTCCAGATATTTGTCAGTGTCCCGACTATGCCGTTCCAGACAGCACCGAAGACTTCACCAATGCCTTGCAAGAACTGGTCCCAGTCACCTGTGAACAGGCCGATGAAGATGTCAAGCAATCCAGTGATGATACCGAACACAGTCTCCAGTATCGTTGCTATCTGAGCAAATGCACCTTCAAACACAGGAGCAAGAAACTGGCAGAAAGCATCCCAGATCTGCATGATTGTCGAAGTCACGCTTTCAAACGTGATGCCTACTTCTGCAAGCCTCTCACCTACGCCACTCACGAAGCCTGTCACTGCTTCGACTACACGATTGAAAGTCCCGATGATGTTGTCTCGGAACTCCTCACTCGTGTTCCAGAGGTAGATGAAAGCTCCAACTAAAGCTGCGATCAAAGCTACGGCAATTCCTATCGGAGAAGTTATGGCCGTGAATGCAGTAGATGCTGCATTGCCGATGCCACCCAGCAAAGACGGGATGTTAGCCAAAGCCTGAAACGCCTTAGTGATAGAACCAAAAGCCTTGTTCAACTGCTGTGCACCGTTGATGATCCCGCCGATGATGACGAGAGCAGGTCCAAGGACTGCAACAAAAGCCAAGATTGCAACGACTACAGTCTGAACGGCTGGATCGAGTCCTGTGAACCAGTTCACTGCATCTTCAAGTGCTTGCACGACCTTGCGAAGGAACGGCTCGAGGTTCTTCATAAGCGTGATTGCCATAGCTTCCAAAGAACCAGTCAACTGCTCGACATCATTCTTGAGGTTGTCCTGCATGACGGCTGCAGTCTCGTCTGCAACACCGCCACAATTGTCAATTGAAGCCGCAAGCTCGTCATACTCATCTTGGCTCATGTTCAGAAGAGACATGAGACCAGAGACGCCAGTCTTACCGGCAAGAATAGAAGAATAGTAAGCTTTCTGCTCGTCCGTCATACCGGACATTGAAGACCTAAGCTGTCCGAGAATGTCGTCAAGAGACTTGAAAGTACCGTCAGAATTTGTTATCTCGATGCCAAGCTCGTCCATCGCTGTCTTCATCGCGTCAGTCGGTTTGACCAAGTTGACGAACAGACCTCGCAAAGACGTACCAGCTTGCGAAGCTTTGATTCCGGACTTAGACATCGCGAGCAATGCAGTGTTGACATCTTCAAAACTGAAGTCTGCCGCTGCTGCGGCTGGACCAATATACTTGAAAGACTCACCAAGATCACTGATGCCGATCGTTCCAGCATTCGCCGTCTGAGTAAGGACGTCGGCTACATGAGTCGCGTCTTCAGCATTGATGCCGAAAGTCGTCATCGCGTCAGCCATGATCGTCGAGACAGAAGAAAGGTTCTCACCAGACGCAGAAGCTGCATCAAGTACACCTTCCATACCGGCAATGATCTGCTGGGAACTCCAGCCAGCCTTGCCCATCTCAACCATCGCTTCTGCTACTTCTGAAGAACTGAAGACAGTGTCTTGACCAAGCTGGACAGCTTTGCCTCGCAATGCATCGAAGTCTGCGCCAGTAGCACCAGTGATAGCACCGACTTGTGACATCGCAGCTTCGAAATCAGAAGCGGTAGTCCACATCTGTTTGCCAGCAGCAACGAGGGGGACAGTCAACCCGATAGTCATGCCAGTGCCGACTCGAGTCAACGTGTCCCCTATACTTCCGTTCATGTTGTTGGCATTGTCTTGCATGCCCTTGACTGTGCTGTTGAACACAGCATTAGCTTGCTTGAGGTTACCAGAAAAACCGGAGATGTCGAGTTCCAAGTAACCGTAAGCTGTTCCGACATCTACGGCCATTTAGCCACCTCCTTACACGCCGTATTGCTTGTAGATGTCCTTGAAGGACTTGAACTCCTTCTTGAATCTAGGCTCCTCGCCTTGCTCCATCTTCATGTATATGAACGACAGAGCTTCATCTAGACAATATGCTGTGTAAGTATCGGTGATACCCATCAACTCACTTGGACGCGTGTTCAAGTTACGCGAGACTGAGAGAAGGCTGAGGACTTCCTTGCTCTTCACGAAACGACGTCAGAGCATTGATACCGTTCTGCGTGTAGTTGAAGATCGCAATAAGCTGGTCATCTGTGAGAGTGATGCCAGCATCCTCAAGGTCAGCCATAGAAGGCTCGACCATTGCAGCTTCGGCAAGGGAATGCAACACATCATAAGACTCAGCAAGCATATTGCCATCATCTTCACCGAACGAACGAGATCCCTTGCTGAAGAGCTCAGACGCGCGAGACATGAGAGCATTAGGAATGCGACCAGTCTTAGCAAGAAGCAGAATAGACGGACGCGTGAGACGGAAATAGACCGGCTCGTCAGACTTGAAACCTGGAATCTCAACTACCTCACCTTTCGCCATCTCGACGATGTTCGAGACAGAAGTCGGTGTGATCTTCTTCTTGTTAGCAGCCATCTCTCAACCTTTCTTTCTAATTTTAAATTACGCTGTAGGCTCCGAAAGAGTCGGAAGCGCGTCGACATAGGAAATGACATACGGCTCCTCGTCCTCGTCCGGAGCAGAGTTGATGGTGTACTCAGGAGCACGGAACTCGTCGTCAACGGAGTTGAACGCGACAGGCACGCCGGTGCAGTTGGGATAGGTGATCTTCTCGTACTGTACGATCTGACCAGCAGCATTGTACTGAGCAGAGTAAGCATTGAGCTTGAAAGTCTTACCAGTGTCACCACTAGCTGCAGTAGGCGGCTTGTATCCGATGATCTTTGTCGTCTCGACGGTATCATACTGGATCGAACCACCCTGAAGGATGAGAACGAGCTCGGGATTGAACACGTTGTCAGTAAGGGTGATCTGGTTGCCGGTGAGAGTAGTCACACCACGCTTCTGAGCCTTGAGCTTTCCCTTGATGATGAGCTGCACGGGATCAGTCTCGTTGAGCTGAGGCTCGACTTCAATCGAGTTAGCAGTATCGAAGCCGAACTCACGACCATCAGCTTCAATAGTCACAAGAGCAACGTCGATTGTCGGGATCTCAGCTTTAGACTTATAGACAGTTCCAGCCATGATTCCTCCTAGTTCTTCTTGATGTTGCAGTATTCCATAGATACATAGTGCGCCCTGGCTGCTTCATCAAAAGATGACATCGACTGCTGCTCGTCATACTGCATGAACAGCGGTTTCAGCTCTTTCATTGCTTCCCTGACTTGCTGAACCAGCTTGTCAAGTTCTGAATATCTATCTTTCGGCACGTAGCACAAGATAGCATACAAGTCCCTGCGAGACGAGACGTTGTTGATCTTAGAAGTCCCATCAAACTTGACTACAACATAGTTTGAAAGACATTCACCTTCATGCTGTCCTGGTGAATAGACTTCAAAGCCTTTCGACTTCAAGTGGTTGTAGATGTCTTCCCACCTGGAACCTCCGTACTCGAAAGTAGTCGGGTCAATCATACAATCACCTGCCTTCGAAAAGTCTGCCCATCACGTTCTCGAAAGAACTCACTACACCAGGACCCATAGTCAAGATAGTCGGATAGATGATAGCAAATCGCTTCTCCATAGAGAATTCAAGGTACACGCCATAGTAGACACCGTGCGCCAGTGTGATCCTGACTTTGTCTGCTGCCCAGTTAGGCTCGACTGAGTGGTTCAACCTCGTCTTTGCTGCACCCGTTCGGTCAGTCCATGGCCTGTTGCGACGCATATAGTCTTCCATCGTCTGACCATAAGCATCAGTGATAGCCAGGATGGCTGCTTTCGAACGCTTGTCGAACTTCTCCAAGTTCTCCTGCAAGTCACCTTTGAAGTTAACTCTCGAAGCCATCGTCAACCACCTCTAACGAGATGTCAGCTATAATACCATAGTTCTGTATGTCAACAATGCCAACGAAGCGAAGGACTTTCTTATCTCCATAGACCGAGTCATCTACTTCGATGAAGTCACCTGCCTCCAGCCCGCTGTCCTTCACATCTTCTACCGCGCAAAGTAGCATAGGCTGCTTCTCTGTCACAGTAGTAGAACTATCACCAGTAGAAGTAGTCTTGAACGAACTGACTTCATGGTACAAGCAGCGAATTGTCAACACGTCTTCTAGCTCGCCAATAGGCTCATTGAACTTGTTCAACTTGCGGCGACGGAACGTGTAGTCTTTGCCGTTACGCTTCAACTCACGTCGAAGCTTGTAAAGCTCGAACCTGGTGTTAATCATTAGTCAACACCCCCGAGTTGTACTTCCTATGCTTAGAAGCAAGCCTTCGGAAATACGCAGAGGTGTCACCAGTGCTTAGACCAGACACAGAGATAGTCGAGTCTTCTGACTTCACGACGAGAAGCTCATAGATAGTAGCTTCGACATCTCCTTCATTCTTGTTGAAGTAGTACTCGATGTCTTCATCTTCAAAGTAAGGAGACTGGTTCTCCCGTGTCTCGATGCGAATCTGCCTTAAGATGTCAGGATCCATTCAAGCCTCCCTGCTTGCTACCACTCCTCGCGAGCAGCCTTGATTCGATCCTTAGCCTCATTGATAGACTTAGTACCGGTGATGTCGATGCCCTTGATGGAAGCATACTGCTTCACCTCAGCCTTGTTCCACTGGCCGATGGGCTTCTTCTCGAGCTCGTCACACCAAGCATCTTCCTCAGACTGCTCGTCATCGGCTTCCTGCTCAGGCTCGTCAACGACATCTTCAACGACGTCGTCTACGGCATCATCAACATGCTTGATAGGCTTACCATCGAACTCATAGAAACCCATAGGCTTATAGACGGTCTCGAATGCACCACGGGTGACCTCATAGATCTCAGAACCGTTAGTGATCTTGATCATTTCAAACCTCCAAAAGAAGTGGGAGGGGGAGCCCGTAAGCTTACCCCCTCAATTCCACTGCTATACTAGTCGGTAGTCGTGTCGAGGATGTAGACGCTGTCAGCCATCTCGAAAGACGGGAGGCAGATCTGAGACACGATCGTCTCGACATTGACCGGGTCAACGGTCTGATGGGTGACGACAGCAACACCAGTGTCAGTGATAGACACGTTAGCAGCGTTGCCACCCATGAGGTCAGACTCGGCGGGAGTCGTACCGAACCAAGTACGACCAAGCGCACCAGTCGGGAACAGCACGAAGGTGTTCGCAGGCATGAACTTCGTCGCGGTGCCAGCCTCGTTAGCATAGCGCTTGTCGTTGACCATGACCTCAAGCTCGAGCTCCTCGAGGAGGTACTCACGGAGAGCACGGTCAGTCACAGCACCAACACCATTGGAGAGGACGAAGATCTTCTTAGCAAGAGCCTCGTTGTTGCGGATGTCACGCCAAGTAGCACCGTCGCACATGGCACGAGTCGGCTTGATGCCGGTGTCATCCATGATGGTCTCCTGCGCGACGCGGATGTCCTCAATGGGGTCAGCAGACGCGTGAGTAGACCAGTTAGTAGAAGCGTTACCCTTGTGAGACACGCCATAGTCGTACGAGAACGACTGGCCGTTGTTGGCCATGGAGACGGCACCAGTGGTGAGAGCCATCATACGCATGCGCTCACGAGCAGCACGAGCACCACGAAGCAGGTTCATCTCGTCGTCGAACACATGGGTGAGGACGGAGTCGATGTAAGCCTGGTTGCCGGTCTCGATGACCATGTTGAGCTCCTGGCGAAGCTCCTCGTCAATGTAAGTCGACTCCTTGAAGTACGGCATCTCGGTAACAAGCTTGTCGAAGCCGATGCGCGGACGTGGGATCGCGTTCGCATCAAAAGCAGAAGTCTTCAGCACGACGGGAAGACCACGGGAACCCTTGATCCACGAAAGCTGGAGACCACGCTTCTTATCATCCGGGAACAGCTCCTCACAAGGGTACGGAGCCTCGTCCTGAGACAGAGTCTCCCAGTAAGCAGAAAGCTCAGGAGCCTGAACAAGATCGAAGATATTCATTGATGTACCTCCTTAAGCCTTGATGAAGGTGACAAGACCGAAAGTGCCAGCCTTGAGCTTGGCAACAGTAGTCGCGTCAACACGGTTGAGATTCACGAAGCCGAAGATGAGAGCAGTGCCGTTAGCATTGCCATCAGTGACATCTACATCATGCAGAAGCACCGCGTTCATGTCAGAAGCAGTCTCACCAGAAGCAGTCGCGGGGTCGGTAGTCGGAGCAGCAGCTGCAGTCTGAAGGTTAGAAAGATCAAGCTTCAGAGGGGTGCCAGCCTTGACGACCTTGCGAGTACCATCGTTGGCAGTAGCCTGCATTGACGCGGGGACAATGCAACCGACAGAGAACTGATTGTCGACATCAGCCAGGATCTGAGTAGGAGCAGCTCCGGTAGTCGACTTGATACCAGAACGGTTAAGCATACCGTCCTCCAATCTTACTTAGACCAGAAAGACTTAGACGGCTTGGAAGACTTCTTAGAAGCAGCAAGCCGCTGACCGAGCGAGAGCTCACCAGTACCAGCATCCTTCTTAGCACCGGCATTCGAACCGATAGAAGAACCTGTGCCACGGGAACCGACGGAGTTCTTAGAATCATCGTCGGATCCACCCTCGCCAAACCACACCGGGTACTTCTCCTTGATCTGACTTACTACGGTCTTGAAGTCAGTCTCGTCTGAGTCTTGAAGCTTTGCAGTAGCAAGTGTCACGATGTCGTCAACGAACTTCGACTGAGCACCAAGCATCATTGCTTCGGCTTTCGCTTCAGCTACATCGGCGCGATGCTGAGCTTCGATGAGGTCGGCACTAGGAGCAACTGGAGGCTCCTCGTCCTGCTTCTGAGCAGCCATGATAGCCTTGACCATCTCGATAGTCTTAGTATCATTCGGATCGATGCCGAGCTCGTTGAACACAGCATTGCGACCCTGCTGCTTCTCACGAGTCATCATACGGGTGACATCATCCTGCGAGAAAGTCTTGCCAGCAGGCTGGTTGTCTTCAGATGGACTGCTGTCGTCATCGTCAGAACCAGAACCACCGGGGTCCGCAGGACTAGCAGCACCAGCATTCTGATCGTCCTTAGGCTCTGCAGGCTGATTGTCAGCATCAGAACCAGAAGCACCATTCATCCCGTCGTTCTTGACATCATCTTTACCGGGCATCTCTCTCACCTTTCTCTTAGACAATCTCGAACTTGGCTTTCGATACATCCGAGAATTGCTCGGTCAACATCCTTGAGATACTGTTGGATACAGCAAACTGCACTCCGGCAAGGTCCGAAGAACAGTTACTTTTGAACAAGCATCAGTCTGCCGTTTATGTCTTTCACCTTGAGCTGATCATACATCAAGTTGACTAACTTGTCTGTGTACTCACTCAAAGCTTTCTTCTTCTTGTTGAGTTTATCCAAAGACCTCTTAGCTGCATCAACTTGCTTGTTGTCACAGTAGATCTTGAATACCCTAGTATTCCTGTCAATTGCCTTCCTCATCTCACGGAGAGAATCACAGTCGACTTTCACTATGTTCATGTCGTAGCATCTGGGACACAGGAACAAAGTCACCTTGACAAGCTCGTTGTTGACAGGCACGTCACCTTCAAGCAGTAAGTCTTCTGTGACTTTGAAGAAAGCACCACACTTGGAACAGTTGACGTCAAATGACTTCTTTTCCGTCTTTGAAACTTCCTTCATCATAGAACTCCACCAAACTGTAAAGACCCGTGTTCCTGTCTTTGACGTACTGACCAGACACTTGAGACTTCAGCCTCTCGATCCTGTCTTTTAGCAACATCCTCGAATTGACTATCCTCATGCTGTTGTCTACTTCATGACCATACTCGTATCCAAGCAAGTTAGACCAGAACTTGACATGCTCCAACCTGCTGTACATCTTGTCATTGTAGACACACGTGAAGTTCCTCTTGAAGCATTCTGGGCAGTCGAAGTAGAAGAAGTAGCATACCTGCTCAGGGTCAAACCTCTTGCCAAAGTTGCCTTTCAACTTCACCTGGAACCAGTCAGACATCATCGGAGAAACTAGCTTCTCGAACTCGTCAACTTCAGTGTTTCTCTGGACTACTTTGAACTCATGTCCACAGTCTTTGCATTTGAACTTTCTGTTAACTTTCATGCCATAGGCCAAGGCGAGAAAGTCTTCCTTTCGTCGTCTCAGCCCAGTGTCTCTATGTATAGTCATTATATCACATCCTGACCAGAAGTTTCTCGACAATCTCAAAAAAGTTCTACACCATGTCAAGATATTTCTTCATGAAAGCATCCATATCAGGCATGTCTCCTTCTTCTGCATACACCCAGTCTATGATGTCCTGGAAGTTGTCCCTCTTACTGTCATAGACTGGTTCGATGTAGCACATGCCATTCGGATGGTCCCAGGGTACTTGATCTTTCGGGAACACTGTCCCGTCTCTGTCAAGGCAGATAGGGCAAGCTCTAGAACCATTAGCCACCCACCTGTAACCGACCAACGCTGGGTCATTGTAAGTAGCATCGACTACTGCTTTCTGGTAAGCATGAGTAGTCAAAGTCCTTACAAGCCTCTGCGCATTGTAGTCTACTTTGTGGCTGAAGATATGTAAGTCACCAGGCCCGTTCCAGTAGAACAACCTGCTTGGATCAACATACTTCAGAAGCTTGTCAGCGACTTGCTGCACAGACTCGCCTCTCATCAGACCATCAGCAACGATCTTGTAGATGTCTTGGTACTTCTTCGCGTTGTCTCCCCAGATTGAAGAACTTAGAGACCAAGAACCTGCCGACCCGTAGATAGAACCTGTCAGTATCGAGTTGACTACTGACGGACTGAAGCCTATTGTCGGCACCCCGAACAGTTCTGAAGAAGCTGCTATCAGAGCTGATATAGTACTTGTCGTTAAAGCACCGATCTTGACAGAGACTCTATCTAGCTGTGCTTTGACTTCTTTCATCAAGTCGTCGGCTTGCTGCACTGTCAACCTGTGGCTGCTTTCACCATGAGACATGAGATAGTCTCTGTACTTCTTCAGCTCGTTGTAAGCTTCCTCATAGAACTTCTTTATCTCTCTCTGAGACTTCTTCGACAACTCATCTCGAAGGTGTTGAATGAACTCGAACTTGTTAGCCATTGAACACTCCAGTCACTCAAGAAGGCCCTTCAAACTTTTAGATGAGTAGATACACATACGAACATTCAAAGGGCCTTAGATGTCATCTGAGTGACACAGACGCTATATGTGGAACTTATCACCCAAAGTCCTGCTAGACTGGTCACCAGTGGTGTCATCACTTGTGTCAGTGTTCCCGTCAAACGAGTCATCATCGCCAGTCTTTATGCCGACACCATTCTGGTTGTTGTAAAGCCCTCCGACCTCCCTACCAGAGACGGACGTGGAAATGGATGGAGATGACCCAGGGAAAGCAGCTTCTTCAATAAGTTGCTTCTCATAGGCGATCTGGTTGAGCTCCTCATCGACTTCGTCATCAGACAACCCCCTCCATTTCTGGATGTAAGACTTCTTAGACATCAAGAAAGCTGCGACTTCAGAGATGTTAATCGACTTCTCCTCTGTCTCGTCTTCAGGAAGCGGGGTGTTCTGCTCCACCTCGACTTGGTAGAGCATCTCAGTCGGAAGATTAGACACGTAGCCTTTGGCACAGTCTGGGTACAACATCGCCCCGTCGATGATCAAAGACACCATATAAGAAAGATGAGGAGCCCAAGTCTTCATCTTCTCCTTGCAACGGATGATCAAAGGCCAGTAGACAGCCTTCAACGCCTTGCCTGACGTGATGGCACCTTGCATCGACTGCAACGTGATGTTCGGCATGTCAACTTGCTCGTAGCCAGTTGTCTTGATACGGTCCAAAGTCGTCTGCAACGGAGCCGAGTAGCTCATGCTAGACTCGATGGAGCCGACCATTGCCTTCGGGTTCTCAAGCGTCTGGTCTGAACCGAGATCCCAGTAAGCACCAGGAGCTGTAGACAAGTTCTCAGTAGACTTCGAGTCCATGTCAACTGTGTACTTGATAGCATTCATCGACTTTCGTTCAGAGTCAATGTCTGCATTCGAGAGTTTCGAATACATCTTCTCGTACTCGGAGAGGTTCTCGATCTCAGACTCACCATCGATGTCGCCAAGAAGACCATCATTGAGAATGACTGTTGCAGGGATCCTGTCGAACTTGACAGGCTGTCGGCTTGTCACCTCTTTAATCAAGCCACCAGTGCCATCATACAAGTTCTCCTCGAGGTAGACGACACCGTCTTCGACGTCATACCGCTTCTCGAATATCTGCTTGTTAGAAAGACGACGGCTGTCTTTCACGATGATGAACGCGACAAACTTGACCAAGTTCTTCTTTGACATGTCGTACTCGTACAAGAAGTTAGTCGACGGGATGAACGTGACCGTGATGCCGTCAACTTCGTTGAAGTTCACCAAGATAGCAACTCGCTTGCCGATGAAGCAGTCTTTCGCAGCACGAAGGATCTCCTGGCTGAAGTTGTTCTGCTCGAGGACTGTCTGGACAAGCTCGTTGATGTTGTCAAGGTTGTCAGACATGTCTTCAGACATTGGGGAGTTAGGTTCCTTGCGAGTCACGCGAATCGAAGGAGTCTCCGAGAACAAGAACCGAGCTTCTTTGTCGATGAGAGAAGCTGCCATCTTGTAGTGAAGGTCAGACGGGACATAGTCTCCATTAGAGCCTTCAGCATAGAAGTCTGCGCCGTTGCGATAGATGTTATAGAACTTGTAGATCTTAGCAAGGTCTTCCAAGAACTCTGTCGAATATTCTCCAAGCTCACGGCTGATCAGGCCGTATGGAATTCGCCGGAATGCGGAGATGACTTCGACATTGTCATTCATTCCGGCAGCAATGACTTTCTGCTCATCGCTTGAAGCCATCTCCACCACTCCTAACGTACGCGAATCTTCTGGCCGACGTAGATCTTGTTCGGGTTGCTGATGCCATTCATCTTAGCAAGCTTCATGTAAGAAGTACCGTACTTAGACGCGATGCCAGACAAAGTGTCACCAGACTTGACGGTATAGTACACGGAAGAAGTAGCACCGAGAAGTTCATTGACCTTCTTCTGGACGGCATTGGCATCATAGCCAGCATTGTTGAGCGCGTTGATGCGAGACTGTCCGTTGCCCCATTTGCCGGCAATCACTTCTTTTGCCAAGTCAGTGATAGACTTCGAGCTGACGCCAAGCTTCTCGTTGATCTTAGCTTGTACCTCGTCATATCGAGTACCAAGTGCTCGCTTCCGGTCATCGCCATTCCCGTACTTGCCAGTCAAAGCTTCTTCTACGAGAGTCGAGACCTTTGCTGTGCAGACATGATTGACAAGTGCTTGAATCTCGCTATACCGGCTGCCAAGGTTCTTCTTGCGGTCCTCACCATTGCCGTACTCACCTGCGAGAGTGTTGCCGAGCAAGACGTAGTCGGGCTGGTTCAAGTCAGCAGCAACACCAGGATTTACGTCTACTTTAACCGGTCCCGTGAAACTCTCGAGAGTTCGCTTCCCAGCAAGAGCATTGCAGTCGCAACTGCCACTGATACCAGGAACACGACCAGCAGAAGTAAACTGCCACAGGTCGCAATAATGAGAAGGCTTAGTATGTGCCAGACCATCATTCACACCATACTTCGGGATCCAGACGAACTTGACCCAAGACTGCTTCGCGACGGAAGCATACTGACTGTAAAGGTGGTTAGCAATGTACACACCGTTGTCAAGACCAGTCTTAGCAAGCGTGTTTCCTGCGGACAAGATGTTCGCGATAGACTGGCCAGCCACCTCGATGTCAAGCACATAGCCCCGTACATTCTTCGCACCAGCAGCCTTAGCTCGACTCACCATGCGAGCAGCCTCGGTAGCACCGCCATTACGGTAGAAGCCGTAGCAATAGTAGGGGATGCCAAGTTGCTCACAGTATTTGATGTTACGGCTTAGCTTACGGTCGGCATGAGTACCGTCCTGCACCCGGATGATCGCCATCCAGATGTTCGGCTTGACTTGTGCCCACGCGATATCACCTTGCCAAGAACTGACATCGACAGCAGTAGGTAGGATGCTACTCATCGCCATGCTCCTTGCACTTGCAGCCCATCACGCAACCATCTTCGCCTTCAGGCTTCTGCTCGTCCTCTGCAGGCTCGTCAAAGATAGTCGTGATCTTCTTCTCGTCAGACATTCTACGCCACCAACTTCCAGTAAGGGGGGTAACCAGCCGGAGACCAGGTGCAGACGACACCTTCCGGCGCGATGCAGATATAGTTCTTGCCCTCGAACGAGCAAGTCATGTCCTTGTAGTACCATTGATAGGGATCATACGGCTCGTAGGTGACAACCGGCTCTTCAGGCTCAGCTTCGGGATCCTCAAGCTTGGCAATCCGAGCTTCAAGGTCCTTGAGCTTCTGCTCAGACTCTGTGACATGCTGCATCAACTGCTTGATGATGTCAGCATTCTCTACGATCTCCACATCTGGATTCGCGTTGTCACGAGCAAGCTGCATGAGGACGTCGTACTCATCTTCAGTCAGCATGTCTTCGATGTACAAGTGAGTGAGCTTGTCAAGCATGGCTTGAAGTTTGAAGTCACCAGATGAGATCTGCGCCCTCAGGTCCTCATATGCCATAGAACCATTCACTATACCAGTTTGAGTGTCATCGTAGGTGACTGGTTCATCAGTACCACCGTCGACGACTCCTTCTTCAGCACCAGGCTCTTCAGCACCAGTCCCACTTTCAACGCCAGGCTCGGCTAAGACTTCACCGACATCATTCGGGTCGTCACTGTCAAGCCAGTCATCAACTTCAGTGTTGGGATCACTGACGATTTGCTCTGCCATAGAAGCCTCCTAGTCAACTACTGTCGGATGATAGATAGTGTGGTGGATGTCACTGACTTGCTCCTTGATGATGGAGACATCATCTTGGATCTTGCCTTGCACGTTCACCAGGTTCTGCGAATGAGACTTGCTGTCGTCTATCCGCTCCAGAAGTACTTTTAAATTGACATTGACATCACCAACCATCGTGACCAACGTCTCTTGAGTAGTCTGTACACCTGATAGAATCTGAAGCTCCCTGGCTTTCTGCTCGATGTTCTCACGTTGGATGTCTGCATTGTCTTGCTGCTGCTTTATCTCCAGCTCGAGACGCTTCTGCTGCATCTCCGCATAGAACTTCTTCTGCTCCTTGCGTTCAGGGATGTAGTACTTGACGATCAAGAAGATGATGGCGACAGCAAACACTGCAGCTACTACTATGTCACCACTAGCATGCTCGATCGAATTTCCCACACCATCCCAGAAAGAATCTGTAGGCATGTGGTTTCCAATCTAACAAAGCCCGTTGAACGAGCCCCAGTCTACTTGCTCAATCTCCTGTCTGGAGAACTTGCGAACTGAGTTGTCGCCACTGAATGGATCTCGTAAGTAGAAGCAATCGTCATCAGTATGTTCATACAACAGCACTATGTGGCCGCCGTAGCTCTCTTCACCAAGCTGACCTTCCATAGAAGCCAGCACCACGTAACCTTCATCCAGCATCTGGACAGCATCTTGAAGAAGCCACTTCTCACCAGACCACTGGAAGCCGTAATATTCTGAAAGCCATCTGCATATCGCGTCAGAATCATTCAGACCACTAGACAAGAAAGCGTCACAAGCAGACTCTGAAAGCAAGTCGGGGGTGATGCATTCACCTGTCAAGTATGATGTCGCGATGGCTGCGCTCACAAGGCCACAACCATGAGATTCTATAGTCCCAGAAGAATACTGGTCACCAGACCACTGCGGGTCAGTCTGTAAGTACAACGGGACTGGACGAAGCTCTACCGGCTCGTCTTCCACAATGACCGGTACAGAGTCTACTCCAGCTTCAAATCCTCTGTCATAAGCTGCAGCGACTTCTCCATCGACTGCGAAGTCAACGAAAGAAATCACTGCAGCTCCGAATGAGAACATGAGAGCAAAGAGCATCAAAGGCATCAAGATGATGACGTCACTTCGTCTCATCGGTAGTCTCTTCGAACTCGGGATAGGTGACTCCAGGGATGTGCACCTCGGTAGTCGAAGAACCGGAGTCTGCCAGACCCTCACCGATCAGGTACCCGAATGCTGTAGCTCCAGCCATGATGATTGCTACAATCTGAGTAGCAGAGTTCTCGTCAGCACCGAAGTAGACCATGAGGAGGAAGACAAGAGTCGCGACACTGACCCAGAACTTACGAGAAGTGAGCTTGCGGACGATGTCAGTGATGGTGATCTTCGGAGTCTCCTGCTCGAGCTCGACCTCATACTGCTGGTCATCATTGACGATCTTAGTAGCCATGTTAGTTTCCCTTCCGACTGAAGTAACTTCTTTCTTTGACATCTGCAACTGTGACTGTGTCAAGGGCGTACCAGATAGCAGAGAAGCTGTGGGGGTCGATGTTGAACTCGTCGTATATCGTGTCCCCATTGGCTGCTTTCTTGTACGTCAAGTCTTTCAGTTCTCTGATAGTGTTCTGGCAACTAGGCATCACCACTATCTTCTTGAAACGTTTGACCTTCCTCGTGTTCGACAGGCGTGAACCTGAGAACTTGTTCCTGCATGCCCTGATGCGGAAGCCGTTCTGCCTGTAGAACTGGATGGCTTTCGGATCCTCATTGTCTGCAACAAGGAACTTCGTGTACCCCTGCGCGTAGTAGGAGTCAAGCCGTTCCTTGAGGTCCTGCATCTTCTCTTCCTTCGCGAACTCCGGGTCGGTGATGTGGTTCTTGAAGATCTCGTCCCATATGATCAATGTCTCGTTCTTCAAGTCAACCGACATGGAGACCACTGCATTGTACGAGTCTTCAAACCCGAAGTCCAGACCGAAGTACTGAGACTGTGGTCCGAGCTCCTCGATGCGCCTATGCCACTTCTGAGTAGACCTGGAGTCTGCAACCACAAGTTGCGGAAGCACCCGAGTACCGTTCGGCCCGAACATACCCCATCTGGCGACTCTGTATAGCGGGTAGTCGTATGCTCGCATCGCGTCAAGTCGCTTGATGTACTTCTTCGGAAGCCACGGGTTGTCAGTCGGGATGCTGTGGTGGTAGTAGACATCACCTTTGACCAGCACGCCCTTCTCGTACAACTCGTCTTCGTCGATGATCTTGTGCTCGTCACCGTACTCGTCGAGATAGCTGAAGAAGTGGCGGTAGATCCAGTTCTCCTTCGACACCGGGTTGGTAGACAAGATGAAGTGCATCGAGACGTTCGGTGTACGGATACGGCCGAGCAACTCCTCGTAACCGGAGTACTTGATCTCTGAAGCTTCCTCTAGCCACACGATGGAGACATCGTTGATCGACTTCACCTTCTCGGGTTTGTCCATGCCCTTGAAGATTATCCTGCTTCCGTTCTGGAACTCGATTGACAGAGGGGACTTTGAGAGCAGCACCTTCGACTTTGACTTCTTGAAAGCCCACCTGTCATCAGTAGCCAGACCAGCATTGTCCAGTATCTCCCTGAACAGCGAGAAGCAAGACTCGTACATCGTGTCGAAGACTTCACGGACGACCAAGCAGACTCGCTTCTCCTCGAGGAGCTTCAGGACGATCTTCTGTGCGATGACATACGACTTACCAGAACCATAGCCACCTACTAGCAAGTAAGTCTCGTAGTCCCAGTCGAAGAGGAAGTCAGAGAAGGCTGGACCGACCCTCATCTTTATGTTCACTCCCCATCACCCCAGTCATCTTCATCTTCGTCCCAGTCATCTGGCCACGCGTCAAGGTCTACTTCATCAGGGTCTGCTTCCTTCAGCTCCTTGATCAGTTCTCGGCGGTCAGAAGCTTCACCAGACTCGAAGTCTTCATCTTCATCAGCTGACACCGCGTTGATGACTTCAACCTGCAGCACGTCATCGTCAGAATCATCAATGCCGGCTATCTTGCTGTCAGGCATCCAGTTACTGGGCTTCCTGTTGTACAGCCAGATCTTCTGCGCGTTGACGTTCGGTGCGACATCTACTTCTTCTTCTACTTTCTGAGTCTCCACCACTTTGCCGTAGCGAATGACCGTAGTCACCGTCACGTTCTTTGCTTTGTATCCCAGAGCTGACTTCAGCAACGCGTTCTCCACCTGGTAGTCTGCGATTGCTGAACCATCTCGCACTGCTTTGTTGATCTCCTCGTACTCGTTCATCCACTTCACGAATGTAGCTGGTGTGATACCGATAGCACGGGCGATGTCTCTCGGCTTCATGCCGTCTCTCACGAAGCCAGATATCAGGGTGCATCCCTCTTCTGACCTCCAGTAGTCTAACCGCTTCTCCATGGGCCATGCAGCCCTGGCAAGTTCTGCGATCTCTGCACCTGCTTCAATTGATCTATCTAGAACCAAATGTCTCACCTCTTCTCTTCGGCATAGAGGTGCCACTGGAAACATTATAACACATCTATCCAGAAATGTAACTGAGAATCTAAATTATTTGACAAGTAAAAGTAGCACAGATAGACTAAGTAGACAGATAGATAGTTAGACAGACAGATAGATTAGTTTGACAGATAGACTACTAGATTAGATTAGTTAGACTAGTAATCAGTTAACTAGTAGTTAGATTAACTAGTAATCAGATTAGTCTATCTGTATCTGTAACTGCCAGTATGTGTATGTGCCAGTATGTGTATTAGGCCTATATGCCGGTCCATAATATATTGCACGTATCGCGTATATATAGCAAGTACCTTCTGCATAGTCCAGAAGTTGACTTTCTAGAAATTCACTTAGTCACTCTTTCCTGAAGTCTCCCAGCCATATATGTGGGGTGTGATTCTATACATTCGTCCGTGGTAGAATATTCACTCTGCTTGAAGCAATGACAAAATATATATGTCTGACTGTGTCTGCTGTGCATCTGCAGGAAGTCAATATACAGAATCAACAACAACAACAACAACAACAACAACAACAACAACAGATGCAACAGTATTGAATCAACAAACAACAATAAGTCTTAATGCAGAATCATTGAATTCCTATACTGCAGCAACAATAAATGCAGTTTCCTATATAGCAGCAAGTACAGATGTAGCATAGTAATACCCCCAGCCACCCCTCCTACCTCCGCGGACCCTACACGGGGCGTCGCCCATGCCGAGCCAAGCTTTATTTGGAATGGTCCATGAGAAGGCATAGAACACTGTATATGACACTTTGAGAACAGGCCAATATATTTAATGGCACATATGAGCTAAAGTGACATGGATGGTGAATGAGAAGCTTATGAGGCGAATGGGATCGATAATGTCACCCCATTAGTACCATTTAACCACCAATTGTACCCGCCTTAGTACCAATTCATCCCATTTAAATTGCTAAGCTTTAGTATCAATTGGCTCTATTTAAATGTACCCGAACTCATACCATTTACCTATTTAATTGTTA